CCCAGCTCAGAATCCCTTCACTCCTCACCAAACTCCCCACTGAGTTCCCAATCGGTCTCTCGATCCTCGCGTCAAACTCTTCGTCTGGCTCAAGACTGAGCACTCTCCAAGTCTTTTTGTGTTCTTCTGGGGAAGACTGCGATCTGTGCTTGGAAGCATCACGTGCCATTCGGAGTGATTCTGACTCAATCAAACCCGACCTGGTCTCTTGGTGGTCGTGATTTCTGCTCAGCTCGTCTCGCATGATGTCCTTGAGGTCAATGACTCGTCTCCCACGCTTCATTCTTACCGTGACGTCCTCTTGAAAGACCTCGGATGCAACCTTTGCATTGAGGAGGTTGATTGCTGCTGCCTTCTCACTCCTGTCCATTCCTGCAGAATTCTTCTCCAAGTCAGCCATTTCAGCGTAGATCTGCTTGATTGAATCCTGATTGACCCTTCTTGAGACCCTTTTGGCGATTTCTTCTTGACTTTCTTGTGAGGGGGATGTGAACTTCTTTGCCCCTTCTCCGCGAAGTTGGATGGTGACATGCTCAATCGCTTTCTTCCACATCGTGGACCTGAAGGTTCCGCTGTCAGGGAAATCCATGAGCTCTGGTCGGATGTCGTCGTCGGGTGTGTTCAGGCCATGATCTCCGGGGAGGTTGGAGAAGAGGGGGAAAAGTGTGACAGGCATGCGAATTGAGCCATCCTTGTTTCTCGTCTCAGAGTATGTGGAGAGCTCCTTCAACATGAGATCACAGACGATGCTGAGTTCCTCTGGGCTCAGAAGTTTCTCCACTTCTAAGTCTTTGACGTCATCCCAGTCAAGCCCATCCGGTTCTGCCTTGGACTCTTCAATGAGCCTTTCCATCATCTCTGGCGTGAGCTCCTGGTAGGGATCACCAATCGACTCGCAGTTTTCTGTTGGCGATCCAGCCACAAAGGCGGTCTGGAGTGTCCTTTCTTTGAGTGCATTTGGGAACAGCCTTCTGAAGGCACTTGTGATCTGGTCCAGGTTTGACAAGGCCATGAAGAAGGCTTGTCCCCCAGCAATCGTGCATGGATCCGTTTCAATCTTGAAGTTTGTGGTTGCCCCTGCATTGTCCCTTCCGGTGTTGCAGACCACCACTCGAGCATTCCCAAGAACCTTGTACTTCTCGATCGTTGCCTTGATGATCTCCTTTGACTCCAACTTTGCTGGCCTGATTTTGAGCTCGTATGGAGTTTTGTTTGAGAGGTCATAAAAGTC